CTGTCAAGCACAGCATTCACACGAGCTCCTGAGAGCTGGGCTGTTGGGGTGAACTCGTCAAGCCCTGAGTTAGTCAAAGTCGAGAAGGCATCGGATACATCTATGCGAACCTGTGAGCGGTTGCTTGGTGCGTAAACAATGTCAAAGTCATCTATGGCACCGATAAAGACTGGCAAGTCGTTGCAGGTGATTCTTACAGTTCGGCGAGGGATAAGCTGACCAAAGTAAGGGCCGTTGGGATACAAGGGGTCAAAGTGTCGGTCCGAGTTGTCAACAACAATGCTCGAGGTTCCAGCGTCAATACGATCTAGTGCCTGGTTCTTACCGCGAGCTGTGCTTGTCGCAATGAGTCTGTCGGAGATGTCAAAGTATCTCTCGCCACCAAGGGTAAAGCTTGTGTTGTCTAGGACACCTTTGATAGCGTCATCGAGCACAAAGGCAAAAGGGTCTGCCTGACCGAGGTTTAGACCTAGTTCAACTTTGACTGCTGGGGCTGGCATTACGCTCCCACAAAGACAGCACCAGAAGTACGCTCGTAGGACTTGATAGCCTCAACGATTGCCCTACCGATAGTCGAGCCAGAGCCAACACCGCCGTTGACATTGATGTTGTAAACATTCTGTGGCTTGTTGTTTGTGTATTGGCCCATCTTGTTTAGTGGGATAACAGCTTCAGGTTGTCCTGCTTCGGCAAGGTTGGCAAGAACTCCACCTGGCTTTGGCATAACGATACCGCCCATAGCGAGTCCTGGAATTGTGGCAGGTACCTTTGTTGGTGTCTTGACTGGCACCTTTGGGATGACAACTGTTGGCACCTTTGGCACCTGAATCTTGATTGCCCCACCGGTGACAGATGACACGATTGAGAGTGCAGCGTTAGCAAGGCTGATGATGCCGTTGAGCCCACCGATGATTGTGTTGATAAAGTTCTCAAACCTTGTGGCTAGACCGTTGATAACGCCGATGACTAGGTTGCTGATGCTGTCAAAGACAAGCCCAAAGAATCTGCCTACCTCAGTCAAGCCCTTACCGATTGCCTCGAATAACTTAGACCAGCCACCAGCCAAGCCGACTAGGTAGTTGATCAAGACAACAGCACCGGCAGCCAAAGCTGCAACCAAGGTGATGATCTTGACAATCGGGTTGGCGTTTAGGGCAAAGTTTACACCAAGGATGGCGATAGCCAAGGCTCCAAAGATTCCTGCAAGCACAGAGATAACAACGCTGTTTTTAGCAATGTAATCAAACAGTCCGGTGATAAGTGGCACAAGCTGTTCAAGCACTGGCAACAAAGCGTTTCCGATAGCTTCCTGCATCTCACCAAAAGCCACAGCCATCTTTGCCGAGCCTGTAGCGGTAGCAGCAGCGGTGCCACCAACCTGAGTTTCGATAGCTGACAGAATCATGTCCTGAGCCTCGAGCATCTTGCCCGACTGAACCAGGACCTTTATCTTTGCCTTCTCTTGCTCGGTGAATGTCACACCGGCTCTAGCTAGGGCAGTGATTCCCTTGATAGGGTCTTGCAAGGCTTTACCAAGCTGAGTGGCGTTAGTTTCTGCCGAGCCGAATCCTGCTGCTGCCAAGTCAATAGCAGCCAGGGTAGCTCGATCCATAGCCCCACCCATGACATCGGCAGTCTGGGCTAGGTTCTTGAAGGTAAGTAATTTCGCCTGTGTTGCCTTGATGACCTCATCGTCAATCGCGGTCTGTTTCATTGTTGCGTCTGCAAAGTCGCGTAGTCGCTTAGTGACTGCACCGGTCTGAGTTCCAAACAGGTTCATTGAGTCAGCAACGCTGGCAAGTCTGCGGTCAGCAACCTGGGCATCCTCGGCTGCTCTAACAGCAGAAGCACCAAGGGCCGTCAAAGCCACAAGGCCAATCTGTGCAGCAGGGGCTAGAGATCTAGTGACTGCCCCAAGCTTCTCGATAGGAGTGTCGAGTCGCTTTAGTTCTCTCTGTAGCTTGCTGAATCCTTGAGCATTGAAGTTGCTCAGGATGTTGATTTTTATGCCGGCCATTATCGGTTCCCAATCACTTCAATGTTTCTATTGAGCTTGTTGGTGTATTGCTCAACACCCTGCAACACATAGCCCTGAATGAATGGGACCGACTGCTCGGCCTCTGGGTAGATGTATCGAGATGGGCTCATGCCTAAAGCCTTGATCATCTCTTGACCCTGAGTAGTGACAGTGTGCCTACGAGTAGTGCCTTTCCACTCATAGGTTCTTGTGGTCTGCAAGCGTGTCTTGCCACCGCCTCGACCTGCCATGTCGGCGATGCTGACTGCTGCACCATTCACAATCACCTGGAGAAGGGGTGTTGCACCATCCATGCCAGCTCTAGCATTACGACCACTTACAACTGTCTTAGTTGTAGCACCACGCCAGGCTGTTCGGCCATTGTGCCTAAAGCCTCGAATAGGTGCAAGCAGCGGAATGTTGCCCTGAATCCTGCGACCAAGGGTGTCACCTGCTCGCTTCATAAAGGCGCGAATCTCAAAGAATAGGTCTTTATCTACATCGCGGATTTCGGCAAGGGTTTCCCTAATGCCGTACACCTCGACTGACATACTCTTTATCATTATTGCCTCATCTGTTCTGCTTTGCCCTTTAGATACATCTGCATCGTAAAGAGCATACGCTCGGACTCTTGTAGTAGAGCCGAGGGTGCAATCCCTGTTTCACAGGCCAAGTAAGCGATTAGGTAGTGCTGGCTAGTAGCTCCTAGCCCCTTGATCTTTAGACTTTTGGGTCTGCATCATCGCCAGAGATTGTGTCTAGAGTTTCCACAAAGTCCTCAAAAGACTTGTCAGTCCTTTTGGCTCTGCGGAGCGAGTTCCAAACAATGAAGCTCAGGTAGGTTAGGCGAGGGTCCGACTGGATAGTCGTTATGGCCAAGTTGTATCTCTCCTCGAAGGCAATAAAGTCTGGGGTGCCAGTGACAACCTTTTCTTTATTACCATCCACAAACTCAACTATGAATGGGATTTGCATGGTCTTAGACTGTTGACCTTGTCAAAGCACCGTTCAATGGCCAAGTGACACTTAGCGTAGCTAGGTCACCCACGGTCGAATTGAATGGTGAATACTGGGTCACTAGGTAAGTACCACTGAAGGCAGGGTTAGTTGCACTTGTAGCGGTTCCTGCTGGGCGTACTACTACTGTGGCGTTTGTGCCTAGTAGTGGGTAAAGAACTGTGTCAATGGCTCCTGCTCCAAAGTCCTGGTGGAACTCTAGGGTGATTGAGCCGGTCTGCAATCCTGCGATTGCTGTACGGAATGTTGCACCAAAAGCGGTAGTGTCCTGAGTTTCTACTTCAATCGGCAATTCAACCGATGCAAGTGAGGAACTAAAGTCTGTGCCGTTGATTGTGACATTGTAGTTTGTGGCGATGAACTTTGGCATTGTTTGTTTTTCTCCTAGTCGGCAAACACATCAACAGCGAACTCCGCTGCTAGGTAAGTGCCTTCGTTTAGCTGGATGGGGGTGTAATTTCTCATTTCAGTCACTCGGCAATCGTAGGCATTGCCACCAAGTGTCTTATCTGATTCTACTGCGTTCTTGATACTTGATGCCCCTGTGGATGAGCAGTAGTTGTCAAGTGATCGCTGTGCTGTTCTCTCATCGGCTCGGCCAACGATAACAACAACGACAAAGCTGTATTTGGTTAGACCCTTAGCCATCGCCTGGTTGTATTCAACTGTCACAGGTCTGACTAGGGCGATTGGTGGGTTGGGGTTGTCCGGCATCTCAGGGCTGGTTCTGAGCCCTACGATGGTGCCAAGGTTAGTGGCAATAGCGGTCCGTAGGTCGGTAATGCTTGCCACTATGCAAACCTGATTCTGCGTAGTGGGTCAACAAGCTGGGCAACATCTGGGTCAAGCCTGTTGCTGACTCGCATGATTCCAATGTCCGAGATACCTGCAACACCGAGTGGGCTGTCTAGTCGCTTGTAGATCCTCGATGCCTGGATGACTGTTGCCTGAGTGACTGAGATTGGGACTGCTGACCAACCCCAAACACCTGTGACCTGCACAGTTGCCTCTTGCTCAAACTGGCTGAATAGGTAATCTCCAACAGCTCTGATGCTTGTGAAAGGTGAGATAAGTCCATCAGCTCTGCCGTTTAGTGG